ATGAATGAAGATAAATTAAATATTTTCGAAAAAATTGTATATGGACTGGTTATTGCTTCTTTATTCGTGTGGGCATTTTCCCCAGAAGCTATTAAAGGGATTATAAAGATTATTAGTTTTCTTTTGTTGACTACTGGATTCATTATTTCTGGCTTTTTGAAACGGGAAGAAAAACTTTTTATCATTATCCTTGCTATAGCTTGGATTGTAATGGTCGCCGGTATCTTTTAATAGTAAATCACTCCATGGATTCCAATACTTATTGAGCGGCCCTCTGTCAGAGGGCCTTTTCATTATTTCAGTAGCTTTTCAATTTTCGCTTTAGTCTTAGGCTCGTAAATACCGTCGGCAAACAGTCTTATTTAACACGGATCTTTTGTCCAGCATAAATCTTGTTTGCATTCTTGATGCCATTCCAATTCTGCAGCGTCTTGATTGATGTGTTGAATCTTTTGGAGATTCCGGATAAAGTATCGCCGGATTTGATTGTGTAATACTGTTTTTTATTCGATGCTGTTGAAGCACTGCTGCTAATCTTTAATTTTTGGCCAACATAAATTTTATTAGGATCTTTAATATTATTCAAACTCTGAAGAGCTTTGACAGTCGTGTTGTATTTCTTCGCGATAACTGAAAGTGCATCCCCTTTTTTAACAGTGTAAACTGTCTCCGTTTTAACTGACTTTTTGTTTGAAACAGGTTTTACTGAGGATGTTTTTTCAGTTTTTACAGCTGCCTGTGCACGTAAACCGTCACGGTAGCAAATGTTCATGTCCACATTACCGGAAATGCCAGCCACCTTTCCACAATCAGAATACTGCCAAATATCTGCATCCCGACCAAGTTTGTTGTTGTAACGGGCGACCCATAATGCAAATGGCTTCAGTTTAGATTCATCAAGGCAATTCTCAAGGAAAGACTTGCCGCTATAAATCATGGCGAAGTAACCGGCTTTTTCAACTTCCCGTAAAAAGGCCACTGCTGCATCAGTCAAAACAGATCTGCTGACATTCCTTTGATTCACTTCAAGATCAAGTACAAGCGGGTATGAGAGACGAACCTTTTTGACAACTGACAAAAAGAACCTCGCTTCTGCCAATGCTTCAGACTTGGACCCGAATCGTGCAAAGTGGTAAGCTCCCGTTTTAATCCCCGCGGCGTTTGCACCTGAAACGTTCGTTTCAAATTTATTGTCTTTTAGGGTTGTTCCTTCTGTCGCTTTAATAAAGGCAAATTTGATCCCATCCGCTGAAACCTTCTTCCAATTGATATTACCTTGCCAGTGTGATACGTCGATTCCTTTGATTCCCATAATAAAAATCCTCCTTTAAATTATTAAAAGGCTGCCAGCCGGCAACCTTATTTCGTCAATCCTTTTTGTTTCAATGCCTCTTTCTGCAGCTTTCCTTTGCTTGTCACATAGTTGTTTTTGAACCAAGCGACCAACGTCGTGACGATTGTAAAAATCGTAGAGCCAGCCAAATACAAAGCATCGGCCAACGTATTGACCTGGTCCTCGTTGATCGGCAAAGCTGCCTTTCCGAACATAATTAAAGTCTGGTTTACCAATGCAATAAAAAGAAGCACCGTCCGGACGACTGTGCCTTTGTCGAATGTTGTCATATTGTGTCTTCCTCCTTATTTCTGCAATAGATTATAAAAAACAGCGATTGCGCCGCCAATGATACCGGTGCTGACCGCCGTAATGATCGCGCCGGTGATGCTGCGCTTGATCCAAGTTGTGTTTTCCTCGATTTTGTTCAGTTTTTCATTAATTGAAATGATCTGCTGATCATGACGATCAGTCGTTCTTTCGAGGGTAGTGATCCGCTGATCTTGTGTTCTTTGATCTGCTTTGATTTCTGCGATTTCTTTTTGTAAAACATCATAATCATTGGGTTGTGTCATGTCCTGAAATCCTCCTGTTCTCACATCGTTTTCACCTCCTTTGAGGCAAAATAAAAACACCCTTATCGGGCGCTTGTCATTCCTAAATCCGCACAGACGGCGGGTTTGTCATAGCTCCGGCCTGTTATTTCTTCATATTCTGCCGGGGTAATATGGCCCCAGTCTACGTAATCTCTCATGATTGAGTCATCATCATAACAACCCCAATCATAAAACTGCTTAATAGCCGCAAAGTCTGGATACATCATGAGGAACCATCACCTTTCAATGATGCAACTTCTTTTTGAAGACGGGCCAATTGATAAGAGAGTAAAGCGTTTTGCTTTTTTAGTAGCTCAATTTCACTCGCTTCAGGCTCCGGAGGCAGCAAGCTTTCAATGTAATCTTTTGTAGCCGTCTCCTTCCACACCTTTTCGTCCGGAAAAAACTTCGGAAGATATAAACCCGGGTCAAATGGAATATCTGTCCATCCATCCGGAATTTCATAGTTCCCTTGATCATCAGGCTGAATGATATCATTATCAATCAACAAGAACGTCTCTTTGTCATATTTAAAAATGTTTTTCATGACTTATCTCTCCTACAGGGGAATAATTTCGTCCAAACCATAAGAAGTTATGTTCTCGGATTTATCAGCGATTTGCCCCTCCAACCTCATATTTCCGTTTGTTTCGATATACAATTTAGTCATCCCTGTTGTACCGAATATAGGAACAAGTCTACTGCGGAGCTGGTCAGGTCTATATGAAGCTGGTAGCGTCCCAAAAATCACGCCTCTATTGGTGATAATCTCGCCTTTTAAACACAGAAAACCGCCAACCACCGCACACATAACTTTTCTAGCCCCATGTTTCGCGCCGTTTTTCAAAGGAACCTCAGTCCAGGCAGGCTTTAGATCATTTGAAGTTGGAATCATGCTAAAGTCTGTCCAACCTAGACTATGATACCAATGACGAATGTAGATTCTCGGGTCCTTCGAATTTCCTGCTGGAAAGAAAACTTGGGCAAACCGATATTGAGTTGATTTCACATTTAAAATACCGCCATATGAACTCGGGTATCCTGTGGCTTCATTAGCTAAAAGCGGAAAAGTTGAGATTCCATCAGGATAATTATCTCCCTCATAAGAAGCATCTTGAAATGCTGAATCATTAATGAGTGTAACCTGCTTTGTCGTTACTTGATGAGGGTTCGACTGATTATTGATATGAGACTTTGCCCGGGACTCCGCCTCATTCCATTTATCCCGCTCCGCTGCCGTGATATGAATATCCGTATTTTTAGCATGAATGTCTGTGTATTCCTTTGCGCTTACTGCCGCTTTGTCAGTGTATTCTTTCGCGCTCGCTTCAGCTTTGTCCGTGTATTCCTTGGCATTCGCTTCAGCCTTATTCGCCTTTTCCGTCGCCCCGTCTTTTGTTTCAATATTTTCAAACTCCGCAAATTTTGCTTTGATCTCATCAAGAGTTTGGCTGATCTCCGCCACCGTTTTGTTAATGCCAGCCCGGAGCGTTTCAAAATCATCAATATAATACTCCGCAACAGGCACGATGTTTTGATCTTCAAGAGTTTTCTCAATGTGGAAGGTAAAAAAGACCGTCGCAAGCGCCTGACTATTCGTATAATAAAGCTTGATTTCGGCCTTAACTTGGCCGTAATGCTTGAGTTCTTCGTCAGACAACACATATTCTGCTTTCCCGTTTACCTTGTCCGTCAGCGTCAGGCTGCGTTTATAAAACGAGTCATCCGCATACAGAAGGACAATTTTGGCGTCTACGGCCGAAAGGGGCAATGGAACGCCGTCTTTTGTAAAAGAAAAGGACAGCTTTGCGCTGCCCGTATCCTGGGTGAAAAATTGGATATTGGTTGATTGCGCGTTCGATTTCCGCGCGTTTATATCAAGTGATATACCACCTTGTTTATAAATCATCAATGAGCCTCCTTTACAGCTGCGGATACATAAAGACCAGGGCAACACCATATCCTTTATGATGAGAGTAAGGCTGCTTGATACGCATCACATAAAAGCCTGTTCCGTCTTCTGATTTAGTGCCAATGCCGCCTGAAGGAACGATGCTGTCCCCTGCCTGGACCGTATCATCAATCCTGACATAGACCTGGCCGACCAGCCCTACAACATGCCACTCGTCCCGCTCTTCTCGCGGAATATATTCTACATCCGGATCGTAATGTGAGTTTTCTTTCGGAACGAGTTCTTTTTGAATCACCACATTACCGTCTTTGTCTTCTGATTCAACGTCGATTTCTTCATAGATGATCCCGCCGAACTCATTTCTTAAATAGCGATCATTCCAATAAAAAGCTGCGCCGCCCATAATGACGCCAGCCGTCTCTGAAATAACGCCTAAAACCTTTTCACCTTTTTCTGCTTTCCTAATTTTATCGCCGTCCAACGTTACCAGGTAACCGGAATCAATCTTGCTGCCGTCTTTGGATTCAAAGTATTCAGCCAAGTCCTTTAAGTCGGAAACACTTTCAATACGACCGGTTCCTAAAACATTGCCAGCCTTTGCGTTTAGCTCTACTTTTTTATTTGAAGCCGATGGGCTCCCGGTGCCATATCCAAGCGCCACTGTATAGCTCTTATTATTTATGACAGCTTGTGAGGATAAAATTGTCCGGGATACTCCGTCCCCCTCAATCCTGACATTATTTGATGATCCGATGACAGACCGGCTTCCGTCTTTTGTTGCGGTCGATCTTTCAGAAGAACCGATCACCACATTCCGCGTACCCTGTGCCTTACATCCGCCGGTTGATCCGATGACAGCTGAAGCCTCTCCGGAAGCGACAGGATCACCGGAAGAAGCCGCAAGAAAACCAGTCTCTGATGTCGCATATCCTGAAGTTGTGGCAACCCTCGTTCCGCCTTTTAAGTTGTTTGGCACATAGTTATACTTTTGGCCTTTAATCATCGCCGAGTAATCATAACCCTCTGCATAAACACCCACAATATTGGCTTGGCTGTTTGGTGAGGTGATGCCATAAGCACCCTTGTCCCCTGTCATGATCCCATTGTTGATGTTAACGTTATATACTCCCCCGCCAATCACGATGCCGCTTTTGGCCGATTTATAAAAAGTGAAGTTCGAGATATTAACATTGTCAGTCCGCTGGTTGCCACCAAAAAGACGGATATCCGCTTCAGCTTTCTTAAACCCACGCACTTGAATTCCATTGAGTGAGATGTTTCGGCTGCGATATTGCAGTGCGATAGCGGGATAATTTTTATAATCGTATGAAGGATCACCGATGGCTGTAAAGCCGCTTACCACGACATTTTTATAGGCAGAAATGACAAGCGCACGCGGTGAAAGGTCCTTATACAAGGAATTAAATACCGGTTCAATCGCCGTACAATCTGTTAATGTGACACCGTAAGCTGTCGTGCTTTCAGGGTCAGATGCTAAATGATGGCCGATATGACGGATATCGTATGACCGCACATCACGATAAGACACATGACCGATAACATGGACATTTTGAGCAGCCGGCCATTTGGCATGAGCTTTAACCTCCACGCCCCTGACATTTCCCTCAGAATAGCAATTCAGTATCCAGGCGTGCTTTGAACCGTCGTCAATTTCAATACCGTTGGAATTGGACTCCCCCTGTTTATGAGCTTTGCCGCTTGGATAAACACAATGTGAATTGGAGATGAAAATATATTCACTGTAATGTGTGGTAATCCCGTCATCCCCATATCCATAGGCAACACAATTATCAAGCCATATATAACGGCTCCCGTTCTTCGTATAATCGGTTGTTGGCAAATGATCATAAGTAGGAGCTGTAATATCAAAACCGTGCAGCCCTGGGTTTATCGCCTCAACATCTTTCACCCAGCCATATTTCACATTGGCAAGTGTTAAGCAGCTGGAATGTTGCCCGCCAGTCGCCCGAACTCCGCCTTGTCTATTCGGATTCCAATCAAGCGACATCCCCTGTACAAAAATATTTCTGTTTCCCTTCTCATAGTCTGCATTTGTAATCACCCATTCACTTGCGGGCGTATCCTCATGAAGCTTGATGGTGGTGATACCTTTTCCCTTTCCATTCAAGTAGGTCCAAGATGGGAGCTTGATGCCTTTCACAATATAAGTACCGGCACTTAACTCAATTCGCACCCGGCCATTTCCTAAAGCCTGTTTGAAAGCCTCAGTGCTGTCGGTTTTTCCGTCCGGAACGGCCCCAAAGTCATCTACATACACAGTGCGCTTTATTTTTTGTGCGAGTCTATTAAATTCTAAGTCCAGGCGATCTTTCAATGTTTGAGCAATTTCTCCGTCAGTTGTCACCCGGGCGTCCACTACTTCTTTGACATCTGAACCGTCGTGATTTGTGACTAGGTTGGCAAAGCGTGCTGATAAATTTTTCAGACGGTTTCCAACAGTAAAGCCGCCGTGGTCGATTTGTTCCGACGTGTGGGCGGCTCTGGAAGACTCATGTCTTTTCAAATTATAATCGTGATCATTCAAGGCATTTTCTATGGATTGCATATCTTCACTTAGCTGGGATTCATAAAGTGAATTACGAGTTTTATTGTAGTGCTTAATCAGCCGCAACATGTCCATCACTCCCTTTTTGGCAAAATAAAAAAACGCCTACCTGAGCGTTTTAAAAAGCTGGTCAATATATCGTTTTTGATCTCTAAGCCTTTTCGCTTGATCCACATTTATGCTTTGGATATCTTTGCGGAAGTTCGCAAACGTCAATTTCGGACTGCTGTATGGGTTCAGAGGGTTGTACTGGATGGACACAAGTCTCACATCATCTTCAAATGTGATACCATCCGCCGTATCAGCCAAGACATGAATTGTGTCGCCTTTCCAGAAATCTTGTTCGATCTCTAAAAGCTTCGGTTCATAGATTTTTTGAAAATCAGCTTCTACCGTCATTTCTGGATATGGGTTCACATGCCTTTTTAATGCAGAAATCATACTGCTGGCTTTTTTATAGCGCTCATCCCTAATCGGTTCAGCCCAGCGCGGTTTCCCTTCAATTAAGAATTTCTTCTCGTCTGGATGGATGTATAAAACAGGCTCAAACTCGTACTGAGGGTTTTTGTCATCAGTACTGCTCCCCTTTTTTAAGGCCCCGTATCCCCAGGCACGTGTTGTACTGTTTTGCGAGTTTGTTTTAATTGAAATGCCCGGCATGTTATAGCGCGAATCTAAGGTGAAGTTGACCCGTTTTCCCATCTTTTTATAGACATGAATTTTGTAGTTATCAACGTCTATTTCAAGCCCATAATCTTCAATAATTTCATCCATCAATTCTGTAGAGTTTTTATCGCCAAAATTCTCCTGCTCAGCGCTTGGAAATTCGCTCTCTGGCGCCTCCAAGATATATTTGAAATCTGTATCTTTCAAGGCAATGTCCAGCGCTTCTCTAAGCTTTAATTTCTTTGTTACGGTATCATTCACGTAATTATTGATCAGTAGAACAGAAAAAATATGAGCTGCCGTGACGGTTTTTGTAAGGATGTTATTTTCCTGTCTTACCTCTACATCCGTAATATAGTATTTTTGATGATTGAATTTTTTCTCATCCAGATAAAGTATATTGTCGTTTACCAATAAATCGAATTCTGTGCCGTTCTCCTGCGTTTTTGTGATCGTGAAGGTAAAACTCTTCTTACCTGTCGTATCGTCCGTCAGATCAACGGAAACACCCGTTATTTCAACGACACTTTTACCATCCTTCGTTGAAACATGCAACTGTGGAAAATCAACATCTGAAGGCAAATTCTGATTGAGTGTGATGTCTTTACCGTCATATTCCTTACTCGGAAATTCCGGCTCCGGTATCGGTGTGTCCGGTTGATCAGGATCAACAGGAATATTGTCCACAGAATCATATTGTGTAAGATTATACGTTTCAATTAGATTGTTTAACTTCGTCGCATAAGCCGGGTCTGTAGCATAACCGGCTTTTACAAGGGCTGCTGTCGCTTTCTTGTAATCTTTTTCACCTACTATGGCTTTATAATGGTCGGGATCCCAGCTTGTTCCGTTAACATAAAGTTTGGCTAAATCTTGCAGAGAAGCATACCAGGATGGGTACTTGCGGAATTTGGCTTGTACCCGGGTCGCATTCCCTTTCCGATCGTATTCAGTTGTCCACATGAGAACATATTGACCATTATAAGTACCCTTGATGCCGAATAAGTTTTTCCCTTTCTGCGCCAGCCCGCTTGTCCCCCATGCGCTCTCTAAACAGGCTTGAGCAATAATGAGAGACGCGAGAATATCATACTTTTTATAGACTCTTTGGGCGTCTGGTGCAATTTCCTTTATAAAATCTGTGTTTGCCATATTGCATGCTCCTTACGCGTAGTAGAAACGGGTATCAAATATGATTTCAAAATCATTGGTATTCAAGATTTCAAACTTATTCATTCCTATATCGAGTCCCGGGAGTCTGCCGGATGTTTTAATAGGTGTTTTATTGATCACTGTGTATTGCTTAATAAAAGAAACACGCTGTGATTTTTTTAATTCCTGTTCAATTTTCAGCTTTTCACCATTTGTATGGTTGATGATCGTCACATTTTTTCCGGCCGCCCATAAGGTCACATTGTAGTCATGTTCCAAAGGATTGATATAGGCATCACCAGTGTTATAAACCTGAAACCTCTTTCGATTTTTGAACCTGTATTCCAGATCATCTCGCATTTGAATGTTCATGCCTGGGCTCCAATGCTCACCGTCAAAATTTTGCTTTGTCAGAGAAGTGAATTTCGATTCTGCCAGTCCCGTGATGTTGTTAAATTCAACTGTGAACGTTACAAAGTTTTTCTCCTTTTCTTTTGGGATACTAAAATTTCCATCACAAGTTACCCGAAAACGGAGATTCGGCAATAAATCGGTCGAGATATAATAGGGAAACGGCTTAACTAAAAGCGCGTAAAGCTCCCGTCTAAATTGATAAAAGTTTTCAGCGATGATTGAATTTAAATAAAATTCAACGGTTATTTTTCTTTCTTTATATATGACATCCCTTGGATGCTGTGGAAGGACAACTCCGTTTATTCTCGGGATGCTAACTGTCTCGCGTTCAATCCCCGGTGCTTCAGGTGTGAAGCTTAAAGGTTCAAAAAAAGGAAGCAGGCTTTTTAAGCTCTGCTCCCCAAGGCCATTATCGTAATCAAGGAATAATTTCACTATCTCACCCCGTTTATAAATGAAGTTCGAGTAAACCGATCACCGGCTGATTGGTCAATTTTTCTGCCATCAAGATATGTGTTGCTGTCCTTTAATAAAATCTCCTGCAAAAGCTGTACATTTTTATTTAGAAAATCAATTTGCTTTGCCATCATACTGATTTGTTTTTCTTGATTCTTTACAACACGGCTGATGTCTACAGAAAAATCATTAGGCGGTGGTAGCTGCTGTTTGGGCTTTTCCGAAACTTTTTGAAGCAGGAGTAGTGCTTTTGAAATCATCCCATCCTGTAAATCCGGAAGTACGCCAAGTTTGCTACCAATCCGAGCCCATAGCCCAATATTACGCTCCCTGTATGAAGGGTCTTCCGTGATCGTTGTTTCATCATACCCCCGTTCATTTAAAATGGCCCATTTAGCGCCGCCGCGACCAGGTGAGATACCTCCTTTTGCATAACCAACATAGCCGCCACCCCGGGCCATTGATTTCAAACCCGGATGATTTGATATATCTCCATAGCGTGCCTTGATATAGTTAATGGCTGCAAGAATGTTGTCTACAGGATTTAAGATGTTATTATGACCCGGAAACTTATAAGCATTGAAAGTGGACGGAATCGTTTGCATCAAGCCCTGACTTGGATGTCCGGCTTTGGCGTTAGAATCCCATAAGTTGATGGCGTTCGGATTTCCGCCGCTTTCCTTCATGGCGATGGTCACAAGCCCTGGAATCCATGAAAGTGGCACCCCTGCTATACCAACAGCCTCTGTAACCCATTGGTTTACGGCTTTCGTTCCTCCGGTCCCTTTATATGTGGACGGCTCTGGCATGACTCCTTTCAGGAATTTAGCTGTCCCATCTTTTAATGTCTTAAGTATACCAGTTCCTAACATATCGATACCTTTTCCTGTTTTGTAGGGGATCAGACCGCTAAATAGTTTTTTAATTAATTTTTTTGGTCCGTTAATTATAAAATCCATAGCACTTGAACTAACATCCCCGACTTTATCCACAACACTTTTTCCGAGAGAAATAGCTCCTTTGACCATTTTCTTAGAGCTTTCAGCAGCTTTTTTAAAAAAGTTCCCGACTCCGCCTGCATATCCAGGAATCCCCGAAGCAGCAAGTTTTTTTGACTCATCATGAGGAAGTACAGATGTTCCACGCGGGAGATCCCAGATTTGCGGGCCGCTTGCCCCTACAACATAAGTTCCGATGCCTGGTGTATGGGCGAGCTCCCATCCTTCTTCACCTACAAGCGCTTTTCCTCCTGGGTGAAAGTTTGTCCCTTTCGCATAATTAGCCCTAGGCGCAATTTGCATTTTTTCAGACCGGCCATTATAACCCTTTGGCTTCCATTCCGGAATCTTAATAGGAATATGAAGAAATTCAAAAACGTTATTAATATAGCCAGTGATCTTATTCATTACCCCAGCTAAATCATTTAGATGAATATTCCATTCCTCAAGAATTTCACCTGTCTCCCAATCAACCTGACCAATATGTCCATAAGCTTGAAGCTTTGCCTCTTTGACCACACCTTCATGAGTCTTTTCTGCTTCCTTAATTGTTTTTTTGGTTTGGCTTTCAGCTTTATCAACAGTGTCATCGTGTTCTTTTTTACTTATTGTACCTTTGACATAATATTGGTCATCCGCCGCGTCAACTACAGCCTTATATTGATCTTTGGCAGCTTTAATAGTTTTCTCTTTTGCCTTGTTACTGTTTCTTACAACTGCGGCTGCCTGTTTAGCGGAAAGGTTTGAAGATTCTTCTTTCAACTTTCTCGAAATTTTCGTTTGCTCATCTTTACTACGAGTAAGTGCTGTCTCCATTTGGGCGAGCATTTTCCCTTGAATTTTAGTAACTTCTCTATTTTCTTTATCCGTAAGCTTACGATGTTCTTTTGCGGCGTTTCGATAAATCTCATTTACACGATCCACGTATCCTTGTATTTTCTTTTGTTTCTTTTGGTTTCCAACTTCAATTTTATTTAGAATCTTAGCTGCTTCCTTATCTGAGGTTTTATCATTGGAAGCATAAAATTCCTTTAATACCTTGGTGGCTGAATCAGCGCTTGTTTGGAATCCTTTTTTCAAAGTCTCTCCCATCGTTGTAAACTGTGTTGCGACATCGTCCGCTATTTTCTTGGTGATTTTTGCATTGGTTATACGGAGATATTCAAGCTTAGCCGTGACTTTTGTATTCATATCTTCATAAGCATTCACAGCTTTTGCAGTAGCCTTCGAAACCCCTTTACCAAAGTCAATAGTCGATGGAAGAACCCTTTTCTTCAGGTTGTCATAATAGTTCATACCTGCTTCCGTAAGAAGGGTTACACCTGTAATAGCAAGACCAACTGGACCGCCTAACAAGCTCAATCCGCCACGTAAAAGGCCGACAACTCCTGCTCCTTTTTTGAGAATGTTGAATAGGCCAAAACCGCTTTTTGCTAATTTCATAAAGCCGCCAGCGCCTTTAATTGCATTGGCTCCAACCTTTAAAATATTCCCACCGAATTTTAAGAGCTCAGGAGCAAATGAAAGTATTAGCCCGGCAATTGAACCAACTGGCCCGCCAAACAATCCAAGGCCAACGCCGGCAACACGTGAAGCACCGCCTAGGCCTCGCATGGCTTTAGCACTTCTGCTGGATGATTGTTCAAGCCTCCCGACTCTGGTTGTTGCCAGATTGGCTGACTGATGAAAACGCCCCATTCGTGTGGATGCTGCTGCCGCTGCCGCAGATGTTGTTGTCATTCCTGCAGCTGCTGTCCTGGAAGCTGCGCCCGCTGCAATGGCTTCCGTAGAATAAACGCCAAGACTGACCGATGCTTGATTTACATTCCGCGTTAAATAGCCACCCGCGGTCCGAAGCATATTCCAGCCTGCTGCTATCTTTGGCAAAGAACCAAGCAACAGTAAGAACGCGCCACCTAAGAGTGAAAATACAGTGACGGCTCCTCCAGTAATTGCAATTGTGCGCGCAACAGAAGGTGGCAATGAATCAAACCAGGTTACAAGCTTCGTTAGTCCGTCAGTGGTTGCACGGATGACAGGGATAAATTGATTTCCTAATGTGATAACAGCGTTATTGATCGCCGATTTCAGATACTCAATAGAGCCAGCCAGGTTGTCCATTTGCTGTTTAGCTACTCTTTCAGCTGTGCCGCCGCTTCCTTCGATTTCCTTTGTGAATTCTTGAATCTTATCTTTTCCCGCGTGCATTAAAGTAATAAATCCAGAAAGAGCGTGCTGCCCAGCCAACTGTTTTGCAATTCGAATTTTTTCAGTTTCGGTATAATCTTTTGTTTTCTCATTGATCTGGCCGATAATATCCGCAAGTGGTCGCAGTTTCCCTGTCGAATCGGTTACCTTCAAACCTAATTCATCGATCGCATTTCCGGCTTGTTTTGGTGGAGATGATAAACGGGTCAGTGTAGCTCGCAAAGCTGTTCCTGCCATATCAGCCTTGATCCCGCTATTTGCCATAATGCCTGTCGCTGCTGCTAATTCTTCCATGCTGAGTCCTGCCGTTTTTGCTGCCGGAGCCGCATATTTCATCGTTTGGCCGATCTCTTGCAGGGTGGCATTTGAGTTGGTGAAAGTATACGCCATGGCATCCGCAACACGGTTTGTTTCTTCAGCCTTGATATGAAATTCAGTCAAAATGTCAGAAACGATATCGGCCGTAACTCCAAGGTCTGTTTGACCGGCTGCAGCAGTCGCGAGAAGACCAGGCATAGCCCCAATAATTTGATTTGTTTTATATCCGGCCATCGCAAGATACTGCATACCTTCTGCAACTTGGCCATCAGTATATTGAGTTGTTGCCCCTAAATGACGAGCTGTTTTTGTAAGATCAGCCATCTGGTCGTTTGTCGCATTTGCTAAAGCGCCGACACGGCTCATCGCTTTTTCAAAATCAGCAGCAGCTTTAACAGTCATTCCAATCCCAAACGATCCCGCTGCACCGAGAGCAGAAAGAGCCTTTCCAGCGGTTGAGGCTGCTTGATACACCGCGTTTAACTCTTTAGATACTTCTCCTGAATTGCGCTTAAACACAGAAAAAACACCCGCTGCTCGCCGGGTGCTGTTTGTGGTATTTTCAAATTGTTTTGTTACTCGTTGCAGTTCATTTCCAAGGCTTTGATGAACGGCAATTGCATCATTTAGCCGTCGTCCTTGTATCTGTGTTTCTCGATTATCCAGCCCTTTTTCTCTGACCAGCTTATTGTATTTTGCCCGATGCTCATCAACTAAACGGCCTTGTATGCGGTATTTATTATTGAGTCCTTCTATTTGCGATTGAAGAAACTTAGACTGATTGCCCGCAGCTTTATAAACTGCACCAGATGCTTTCATTTCCGAATTCGCTAAACGCATTTGCCGCTTTAAACCTTCGATTCCACGATTAAAGCCAGTATCATCAAGGCCTACTTTAACAATCATATTTCCGATAGGTTGCGCCATATGTATCCACCCCGCTTCCCTGGCATAAACTCAACGAAAAAAGACCGGCGATAAAGCCAGTCTTAGAAAAATATTTGATCAATTGGAACAACTTTTGGTTTATTTTCATGAGCCAGGACTTCTAAGTAATGGTAAATATCCATCTCGTCAATTTCAGTCATGGTCCATCCCTGTTTTAAAAGGGTCGCATATATATCATTGAGCTGTTCTATTCCGTTTTCAACTGTAAGTCCTCCGTTTCCGCTGCTGGCAAAAAATCTTCTTCCTCATCTGGTTCTTCATAGCCCATGATTTCTCCCATAATTCGTCTTACTTCATCGGAAACTTCAAAGGACTGTAATCCTTCTTGAAAATCCTCTAAAGTAAATTGATTGTGAAATACCCGTACAATGAATTTCATACGATCCTCAAGGCTTTTGAGTACTTCTTTAAGATTTTTTGCTTTAGAAGCTGTCTCATCTAACTTTAAGGCTTCAAACAACGTCTTTGTGTTTGTGCGAGGTGCAATAAACGTTTTATATTTTCCTTCTTCTTCAAACCATAATTTAATAGAAATATGTTTTTGAGCCATGTTGACTCCTCCTTTATTTTGTTAGATTTAAAAAAGAAGCATAGAGCTTCCCTTTATACTGTCTTTCCAATGTCTACGCTGGATTTATTATCAGAGCCTGAGTCCGGATTTTTATAAGCATTGCCAAACACTTTTTCATAAAACTTGTCCAAATTGAAATTCGGTGCGTCCTCATCAGCCAATACTTTATAGGCGTTGTCTTGTTCGCGCTCCATAAATTCAGCTGAAAGTTTGACCGTCTGAAAATCAGTCTTTTCTTCTTTTGTTTTCCATTCATCATCCGGAAGAGAAAAACGCCCTTTCACTAAGCCTACATGGCGATTCTTGCCGTTCGCTTTTGGCCCATAGAAAGACATCGCAACCCATGGCGCGATAACATTCTTTTTGAACATATAGATCCCGTCTGTTTCTTCTATCCCAAACAATTCCTCCAAAATTTCCATTGGCAGATCCCGCATTTCAAGCTCCAATTTTGTGGAACCAGTCGTGACAGCCATATCCACCAGTTTGTTGTCTGCATACTGCTTTTCTGTTGATGTTTCCGTATTGACCTTCGCGTTAATTGCGTAAGGGTAATCAATAATTTTTGTAGCCACATAAAAGCCATTTTCCTTTTTTAAAGGCGCAAATTTAACGCCTTCCAATCCGGTAACTGAACTGTATTCAGGCATTCTAAAACCTCCAATTATATTAAAATATTGGCCTCAAATCGGCGTCCCTTCCGAATAAGACCCTCATCTTTTAAAAAGTCATTGATTAAAATTCCTGTTTGAAAATCCATTCGATTCATGACCCCTATAACGGCAGCCAAAATCTGATCGCAGGATGAATCGTTGTATACATCAATTTGATAGACAGCGCTGTCCTTGATCGGCTTTCCATCAGCCCACTTGGTAGTTCTGTAGTCCAATTCCTGTACGACGATATAAGCTGGTTTGCTTTTGATGCCAATCGGCACCGCAAGTTCAAAAATGTTTGCAGGATCAGCCAATAATAAAAGCGCCGGATCAGTTTCCAGCGCTTCAAATACTTTATTTTTTAATTGCAAAGCTCTTTCCGCTACATTCATAGCTTGTACCCTCTTTTTATAACGCTTGCCATCGCCTGAAGCATCCTCTCATTGGCACTTAGCATACTCCGCTGAATAGACGGGTTAGCCGGCTGATGAATGGTTCCGAATTCAGGCAAGTGGACACGGAACTTCGTATCTTTTGTAGGACCAACCACTGCATATATCTCACCATCGGGGTCCTTTCTCGTACGATTACCAACGATAATATCTTCATCAATGTGGGGATGGCTCCCCCCAATATTGGAACGGGGAGCATTCTTTTTAATTTCCTTCGCAAGAACAGCGCCCCCAGCTTTTACAGTAGCTTTATTTATTTTTTCATCCTTCCTTGCGAGTGAGGATAAATATGAATCTAATTCTTTAAAGCCCTGCATTTCTATTTCAAATTTCATTATTCCACCGCCTTTGCCCTAATCATGGTGAAATTTTTCCGGGAATAGTTCGGTATGATAGATTCAATTTCATACAATTGATTCTGAAAAAGAATCCGCATATGTTCGTTGATATCCTCGCGGTGTCGGATCGTAAATTTTATTGTCTTCTCCTTCTGCACCGCGGCCGCCGCGTAATATTCCCGACCTTTTAGCCCTTCGGCTTTTGCCCAGCATTCAACGACCGTTTCATAGTCACCTTCCACAGGGAGACGGCCGCCTTCTTTTTTCTTTTGAAACTTTATCCGGTACCTCATGTCATTCAGCATTGGAATCAGTCTCCGGAACCGTATATTTTAATTGATTGATCAACGTTGTCAGCACTCCATCAAGATTTGAAGTCGTGCCGGCCACTTCCCGGTTTTCATACCAATGCGTAACAAAGGCCTTTACACACATATCAGCCCGCGCTGAATTGTTAGGGAATTTCAACCCGGTTGCAGCTGTAATGTATTCTTTTGCAGAAGCGATAAACCCAAGAATTAAATCATCCTCCAGATCACCATCGACCCGGAGGAATTTTTTCGCCTCTTCAAGCTCTTTTTGTTCCATTTCAGTCATAGGGCATCACCTATCCTTCGTTAGCTAGATGTTCCGCCACCTTTTAATTCATCAATTTGCTTTTGTAAACCATCTAAAACAGCCTTTACTTCGCTGTTTAAGTTGTCCAACATGACGCTGCCGGTTCCGATGTTGTTGCTTCTAACAGACTTGTCCGCAAGCATTTCATGTAGGATACTTTTCTCTCCAATGTCAGCCGGATCGCCTTTGTCACCTTTCGGGCCTTGGGGTCCTGGCTCTCCCTGTGGACCTTGCGGGCCGGTATCTCCTTTGTCCCCTTTTGGCCCTTGAGGTCCCTGCGGCCCAGGTTCCCCCTGCATTCCCTTAATGTACAAAGGATTATCCTCGCTGTTTCCTTTCAAATAAACCGGTGTTACCGGCTTTCCTGTACCGTCGTCCTCTGCAGAAGTATAGACTCCGTTACTTTGGTTTAAAAATTGATCTGCCATATCTCATCATCCTTTTCAATTTTTTATTTTCCAACGTCAACTGATTTATCTTCTGTGTCGCCGGTACTTGGAGTTTCATTGTCGGGAACAGCGTCTTTAATAGATGCAAATTCCGCGTAAACAACAGCATCCGTGTCCCAAAGTACAACGTCCTCACGTTCAATGATTCGCATATCTGTAGAGTTACGGTAGAATGCTTTACCACCGACATTTGTTGTTAAAATGGAATATTGCTGACGATCAAAGAGTTTGACAGCTTCTTTAAGGTCTCCAATGATTAATGGATATTTTGGAGTCGTTTTTGTACCGCCGTTTGGCAAATACTTATCAGAAATGACGGATACCGGCTTACCGAACAATAATTTTTTAGTTGGATCAGTAGGGTTCGGCTGAAGCAGGTAACGGCCGAAAGCGTCTTTCAGTTTATCTAACACGTTAAATCCTGATTGGTTCGTGACAACTTTAGTCGTGGCATTAATAGCCGGATCAAGTTTGACATTGAGAATGTCTTTAATGTCGTCCTGCTTCGATACTGTGGTTTTTGCAAGTGTTCCTAATTGATTAAGAATCAACGTATTGCGGGTCACGGCCGACTTTTTGGCAAGCCAATTAGAAAGGTACTGCAAAAGCGCTTCTTGTGTATCTGCAAGCAAATCATTAGAAAGAACCAAAATCCCGGCATAGTCTTTAATGCTATACTTTATGTTTTCAAATTTAGGGTTCTCTAATTCTTCAATATCTGCTAATTCCTCAAGATTTACTAACGGGGTGATATCCGCTAGTTTTTCAAGAACCCTTGACCCTTTGTTTGTTGATACCGGAATGACATCGACGAGATTTGCCAACGTATCAAATTGACGTCGTTTTTCATTTATTTTCGTGGAGATATCCTGCGGTACAATAAGCCCGCCGTCCTCATCCACACCTTCTTTCATCGCGGCAAGAGGCTGTGGTACTTTGCCTGTTCTAAGGGCAGATGCAAAAAGCTGAACATGATTCTTCACTTCTGTTTTGGCGATATCATCCGTTGGCTGTTGCGGGTTCTTTGTCTCTGGATCATGCTGCGGCTCTTCTTGTGCATATGAAACCTGCATGTTTCGTAAATCCTCATATGTTTGAATTTGATCTTTAATTTGTTGAGCCTCTGCAAGTAGTTTTTTGGCTTCATCAAGTTTTCCCTCATCGGTCAATGCTTCAATGTCTGTACGTTTTTCCGCCAAGGCTTGGCGCAACTCCCGTTCTTTTTTAGACATTCCGCCACCGGCGAAAAATTGAATATCGAGTTTCAAAAATTCTTTCTGTTTCAAATGCTTATCCTCCTTAAAAATGGCATAAAAAAGAACCCTTAAAGATTTAAGAGTTCAAGTTTCATATTGATCTTTTGTTTTAGTATTTCATTCGGGCTTGTTTCTTCAGCCGAATTCCCAGCAGCGGATTGAGCAACAATTTTGCCTGGAACATGTTTAAAATGTGCCAGCACCTGATGATCAATGCAGGCTGCTACATCCTTTGACTCTGAAACCTCATCGATCAAGCCATAATTTAAAGCTTCATCAGCAGTAAGCCAGGTTTCTTCATCCAGCAACTGGCGTAAAGTCCCGTCGTCCAGTTTGTCTCCTGCTTTCGCAAGATATGTGGAAACGATACTTTCAGTAATCTTGTCCAGATCATCGGCTGCCTTCCGGAATTCCGCTGCATTCCCGACCATCCCCATGTATGGGTTGTGAATCATCATCATGGCATTACTTGGCATCGTGATTTTATCGCCGGCCATTGCAATGACGGAAGCGATACTTCCGGCCAGCGCATCCACATAGACTTTGATTTTGGCTTTATGACGCTGGAGCATCGAATGAATAGCCTGCCCCTCGAAAACATCTCCGCCTGGCGAATTGATGTACAAATCAATAGAGCTCACGTCCCCTAAACTTTTCAATTCAGACTGAAAGGCCTTGGACGAACTCTCGCTAAACCATCCTTCGCCGGTAATAGAACCGTAAAGTGTGATTTCAGCAGTCGAATCATTCAGAACCTTCATGTTCCAATACTTGTTTTTCTTCCTCTGTTCCGTTGCCATCACCCCCTTTCAGTCGATCTGAAGACCGTTTCGTCTTGTTAAGCTGATATTCTTTCATAATTGAAAGGGGAACAAGATTTAAGTTTCCATAATGCTCATCGCCGATCTCTCCGATGCCTGTCATGTCCTCTTTTTGAAGAATAGTATTGACGCTAAAGGCGCCTACGCTTTGCATCGTTTTATAAAATTCAGCACGTGATTTACTGTCCCCACGGAGCTCCGATTCCAGGTTAAATTTAAAGTAATAGCCATTGTTTCGCTGATTCTCTGTCAAAATCTTATCGTTCAACTCTTGTTCAATATTTGTGACGATTGGCTGTAAAGTGGTTTTGACATAATCTAAGGACTGCTGCTCTATATTTGAAAATGTCGCCCGGTCCAGTTCACCTATTTTATGCGGTGGCACCTTGTAAATCGATGCAATCTGTTGGCGATTCCATTTCATCGATTCAATAAATTGGGCATCTTTCATAGGCATGGTTACCTGTGAATAATCAAGCCCGGCGTCTAAAACTGCAATAGACTGCCCCGCATTCACCCGCTCCCAGTCTTCTCTAAGAATTTGTTTACTTTTTCGGTCTAAAAGGGTCGGCGCTTTAACAACACCGAACGGTGCACCGCCATTCTTGTAAAATTTCGCGTTGAATTTTGTGGCAGCTCTATTTGACCCTATATTGTCCCGAATAACTGAAATCGGAGTTTGCCCCACAATTCCGTCAAGAGACAGGTTTTTAAAATGCAGCACCTCTTCATAAAAAAACTCACGGTATCTGCCGTCAATCGTTGTGGAGTACCAAACACGTCCGTTATTGGGATCAATATTTGTGTTGGTTGCTTCCGGATCCAATGGTCTGATCCCCGTCACATTCCCGTCTTTATCAAAAAGTAAAAGGTTGTAGCTGTTTCCCCAAGTGCAAAGCCTTGTAACCAAAAGCCGCTTCCACACAAAGCTTGTCATATAGTCATTGACTTTGTTCAGAATGATATTGCTAACACTATTTTGAACCTGTTGTATGTTGCCATTTTTGTTCTGAAAAAGTTTGATCGGAAGTTTAGCAATATCATCCGCCAAAACAATCACACAGGCATATACATCCGGATGAAGAACGGCCGTTTTTGTTGATACCCTTTCACCAGATGCGCTTTCAGATCCAGCAAAAATATTTCTAAACCACGTAGCTGGATGAAGAAGGGAGCCGCTATCCTCTTCAGCAATTTCATTTTTTATCCCGCTTTTTAAACGGCTTAATAGCATCTATTTCCCTCCCCCATCCTTATTTTTTTGACGAGCGAACCCTACCAAGCTCGCAAGCGAAAATAAAAAAACACCGGTTGCAATTAAACCCGCGTTTACGTTTATTCGGTATATGGCTATTGAAATGAATACCATGCCTGCAATAAGCAAAATATCTTCTAAAAATAGCTGTAAGGCTTTTAAAATTTTCAAGTTCTCACCCCCTACAGGCTGAAAGATCCAGACTGAATATAAGCGTTTAAGTCGATCGCTGTATCAATCTGAGAAGCCCGAACATGTGCATTAATAAGTGCAGCCGCCGGGTCAATCCGTTGTGTGGACTTGGACTTGTCCAGCATTATATTTTCCTGGGCATCCACTTTTGTAACGGCGTTCCCCATAGCCCAAGTCAGCAGATCGTTTTTATTATGGATGATCTTTTTCGCCTTCACTTTTTCTCGGAAGTCTTTCGTAGGTTCTGAAAGTGTGGCTACACCCTGCCGAATTTCAACCATCACATATCCGTCTGCCTCCATCTGTTGGGCAAACTGTGTGGCATTGTACGGATCGTAGGCAATTTCTTTTATCCGCCAGCCTTTTTCTTTCTCCATTTTTTTAATGTAGGTTCTGATATAGTCATAATCGACAACAGCGCCGTCGGTAACGGTTAGCCAGTTCTGCTCCCTCCACAGATCATAAGGTACGTTATCAGTCTTCATACGCTCATAGAAAGTATCTTCAGGCATAAAGCCGTGACTCTCAACAGCAAAGCTCCCATTATCCAATGGGAAAATAAACGAAACAGCTGTCAGGTCAATTCGTTTTGACAAGTCAATTCCAACATAGCATTCACGGCCGGATAGATCAGGGAACTGATCAGACCCGCAATCTTTCCAAGCCTGCATATCCATGTATCCACCGTCGCGCATATTAACCCAAACATTCATATTCTTGGTCAGGAAATCCCTCATCTTTTCAGGAACAGCCAGAGCCATTTCAAGACGATCTCGCAAATATTTTTTCCCAACTTCATGAGAAGCTAATATAGGATTAGCCTTTATCCAATTCCTTTCATCCTTTATGTCATCGTCTTTATCTATTTCGTTCACCATGACAAAATACTGTTCATTTGTCTCTACTTTGTTTGGATCGAGAAGACGTGAAACATAATCATACTCCACGCGATAGGCCGGATTGTTTAACTCGTGCCCCGCTGTCGTGATAATAACCATGATCGGCTGCGTTCTTGCGCCCATCCCCGACTCCAGGATATCGTAAATCTCTGACGTTTTATGAGCATGATATTCATCTATTATGCCGCATTGCGGGTTAAATCCGTCACCGGTCTTTCCTGCATCTTTAGATAAAGCTTTGATGGTTGAATTTGTTTTTGGGTGCTCAATGGTACTGTATGCTATCCTGTATTTTTGCTCAGGTTTGTTTAGAAGTTCGCACCCTTCTATTTGGGCTTTTATCTCCTTCCAACATATTTGAGCCTGCTCCGTCTTTGTTGCCCCTATATAAACTTCAGACATTTTCTCATTGTTTGCCATTGCTTCATAGGATGCAACACATGCTAGACTCTGAGTCTTTGCATTTTTACGGCCAACCTGCCAATACACTTTTGTAAAACGGCGGTATCCTGTATCTTTATGAATCCAGCCATAAACATTACCGAAAATAAAGATTTGAATACGATCTGGAACTATGTTTTCACCAGCTAATGGCCCTTTTGTATGTTTGAATTGCGTCATCCAGTAAAGAAAGCGACGGGCTTTTTCATCGTCAAACACGTAAGGAAACTCTCTTGTTCCTTCTCTTTTAATATCATTTAAAAACCGCTGACAAGCCCATATATGCTTTTCGCACGCAACAATCTCGCCCGATATCACATCGCGCGAGTAATCAATCATAAACTGTTTAATTGTATTCATACATTACTAAACTCCTTTTCTGCTAAAGTCTTCTCCCGTTCTTCCTGGGTTTTCGTGATCGCGAGCTTGGCGCGTGCAGACGGAGTGAGCCCAAAGTCATTTGCAGCCGATTTCATTTGATCGTAGAAATTTTTCTGCCGTTTCAGCAGAGGGTGCTCTTCTCCAACCAACTTGATCGGCTCTCCGTTTTCATCTTGACCCTCTGTATGAATCATGATGCCGTCTTCTTCAATAATTTTCGAAATAGAGATGTATTGAGAATACGCATTACAGTAGGCAGCCAACATGCTGATATCTGCCTCCGTGATGATTTCCACCTCAGATAAAAGAGCAGCAACCCGTTTAAATTCTTTTTTAGCCACCCTATCCAGCCAGGAAGGAGGTTTGATATTGTCAGCGCGCATTTTCATTTTTTGTTCGTGTTTAGCCCGCGCGGCCAGTTCTTCCGTATTCTTTTTATTCGGATTGCCCTGTATTAATTGAAGGGCCGCGGATTTTGCAGGTCTCGGCATGTTTTTCACCTCATTCCTTTTAAAAAATCGCAATTTTTCGCTTGTTTTTTTCACAAATCATGCTATGATGAAATCAACAACAAAACCAGTCATATCAAGCCCTCTCGGCAAATCTGTCGAGAGGGTATTTTGCGTTTCGGGAACTTTGAAAAGCGGTGTTTGTTTACAGAAAAGGGGGCGCCGTTCCCGCGGCGGTTTCTTCCCAAGGATTTTCATAGGGGGGTATCCCTACTTGACCGGCTTGCTCCGGTCGCCGTGAACCTTGTTATGGCAAGCATTGCAGAGACTTTCGAGATTTGAAAGGTCTAAACGCTTGGACCAGTTCTGCTTTACCTCCACAATATGATGGACCATGTCGGCCGGCGTGAATCGATGTTCTCTCAAGCATCGCTGGCAAAGACGATTGTCTCGAAGCAAAACAAGTTCTCTTGTTCGTTTCCAATCTGTTGATTTATAAAAACTTGTAATTGTTTTGTTTCTTGAATGTTTGTTGTAATGTTTCGTTTCCTCCTGCTGGACGTGCTTATGGTCAGGGCAGTAGCCCTCTCGGGTAAGGGCCTTACACCCATAGGCCTTACACTCCCTTAATGGCTTAGGCGGCATTGTAATCCTCCTTCAGTGTCAAACACTTATTGGTTCATCTCCTCATTTGCCTTCTCGACTAAAGGCTGCATAAGCAGGCTAATACGCTCCTTTAAATTGGAATACTCTGTCAAAAGGCGATCAGCTTTCTTTAGCCTCTTAGCTTTGTCGTACTGACTCTTCACACTTCTGATTCGTTTTTGCAGCTCTCTAATTTGTGGGGTAGTCACAGAGAACACAGCCCTATGCTGGCAGGCAGGGCATTGGATATACCCGATGACAACACCATTCTTCCTTCTCTGCTCCTGCATAACGATTGCATGAACGTCTCCACAATGCTCGCATTTACTAATAGGTTGATTCATCGCCTTGCCCTGGTATCTATAACGCTGCTTACGTTCCCTATTCATACGCTCTCTCACCGACCGCCAGTTCCTTCGTCTCAACTGCTAGTGCCTTATCAGGATCGTTACCATGCTTGATACGAATATAGGTAGAACCAACCTTATCGGCTCCCCCTGTTCGCCACTCGAAATCTATTGCAATACGATTGGTAATCTTCTCACCTTTGTAGAAAACACGCGGTACCGAATCAATATCCTCAAGCTCAATCTGTAGCAAAGGTGACTTATTGAGTGGCTCTGCTTCCAGATTATTTAAATCGCCTTTTGGAATAGACCCTCCCTCGAGAAGTACAGTTCCCCCATATTTGTAGCCAACATAATTCACAGCTTCTCTTATAGCGGATAATGAGTCTGGTTCTTCCCTCACAAATCCTGTTAACAGCACACCAAGCTTATGAAGCCTTTTAACAACATCCACTGGCAGCCCTTCATCACAAACGACATTATAAAGCCCATCGACTTCTGATCCGTCTACATATCCAATAATATTCACATCGGGATATTTACGATGAAAAATCTTTACAATCGCCTTATTTACAAGGACTGGATAACCATTTTCTCTCGCAAACTCCATAAGCGCGGTTGTTTTACCAAGCCGCCTTTGTCCCTGTCTTACAAAAATAAACTCATTCTTTTCGGCTGCCTTTTCCAACAGGTCTGAAATGCTCATATGCGCTAAGTTCAATTCAAAGCTCATAGGTCAATCCCTCCTAAATAAAAAACGCCCTCCCATTTGGGAAAGCGTCTTTTTTTATCATCTATGTTAATTTTCATTTCCTACTAATTCATTGTATTCTTCCAGCCATTCAGTAGGTATACTCTTATTAGCTTGTATATATCTCATGATAGCGCCACTTAATTCTTCTGCCCTTTGTTCATCATGAATGAATCTCGGTTTCACCCCAATAGGTGGTTTTACGAAGCCAATCGGGGACGCACTATAAGAAGAATTCTCTTTCTCTTCAATATCAACCGAATCCACACTCACCATCTCATCACAAACAAAAACCCCTCTTTCAATTGCTTTCCTTGCTTCCTCTCTAATTTTCTCCCGCTGCTCGTCTGATGTAATTAATCCATTATATTTAACGACTAAGATTTTCAATAGGAACACCCTCCTGTATATTCTTTCTAAACCAGGCCCACATTGGCCGCCAATCGTTTATTCTGAGATTCACTGGACCCGGTTTACAGAGAACATAAAAAAGCACCCTTCATTTGGGTGCTATATATGATGATGCACTGTAAACCATACAGATATTGTTTAATCCCACTAGTTACAACATGGTTTACCACAATGAGTATGAGAGTGTGTAACAGGATCGTAACTAGAATAAGTGTGTGGATATTGATGCACATGCTGGAAATGCTTATGATGCACATTTGTTATATGCTGCGGATGAATATGCGGCACAATTGTTTTAGAAAAAGTATGAGTTTGACAACAATTAGTCGGGTGTACAATTGGCGGCATCACATTTGGTTTGCAATGAAACATGACTAAGCTCTCCTTTCATTCATTGATCATATTCATTATTAAACTATGATAAACAGTGTATACATGTACCATTACAATCACCCATATTTGTCCGATCGAGTACTATCCACAGCCTAAATCAAAAAAAGTATCCTCAAAAATTTTTTAAGGATACTTAAACTGAAAGGTGAGAAGTAAATATATTTATTATTGATTTCGATCCATATTTGCAGCTTGTCTATTCGAATTCATTCAAAAAAAACAAGAAGCATCCTTCAGGATACCTCTTGAAAAAAGGGGTAATTCTCGATGTATTTTATTTTATGCAATAAATTTTAAAAAATAAACTTGTCTACTCGCTTAATACCATAATACTCGATAGTCCAGTCTTGGACTGTCCTCTTATCTTAGTTGTACAATTCCTCCTTACGCTAAACGCTTATTCAAATTTGCGCCTTACATATACTCCGGGAGGAAGCCAAGTATTGTAAGACGTCATGTCCAAAAAACACACTTCTTACAAATCTCCCGATACCAAAGCCGCAAGACTAGCGCGATCCGGCTCAGAATGTTCCTCCCGTTTGGCTTCATTCTTCATCGCCTTAATTTGAGTATCCGAATTCACCTTGATAAGGGAATGGTGCGTCTCCCGTTATTTCTTGATAAGTAAATCTTATCGATAAAGCACACATAAATAGTCTCCTTTTTTGTCTCTATTTTTGTCCTCAAAAAGTTTATTTTTTGTCCCAATAAAAAAAGCACTCAGATGATTCCGAGTGCTGTAGCAAGGCGATAAATCGCCCTTTTCTTTAACCTGTAATAAGCATTTTTGGTAATACCCAAATCCATATAGATGTTGATGTCTTTCACCCTGGCAGCCGTCAGATATTTCTTTTCGATGATTAAACGTTCCTCATCGTCCAAGCTGTTTTGTAAAGCTCGTTCCATCTGTTTGACCTTGAGCTCGTTAAAAGCGGATGAATCCCGGAGGGAAGGAAATGCCTTCATGCCGCGATTTTCGCATTCCTTTTGATTTTCAAGCTGGACTTTGATTGCCCTATAATCTTTCAATTCTTTAATCACAATTTCACGTACAGCTCTAGTGTCTACTGGTTCGAAAAATGTTAATTGTTCAATGCTCATGCCAATTTCTCCAATCGTGCTTTTACTGCTTCTAATAAAGCATCTTGCCCCAATGCCTTCCCTTCCAGGGCTCTCATTACATCCTCGTCCACGGTCCCTTCTGTCACCAGGTGATGAACGATGACGCTTTGCTTTTGCCCCTGTCTGTCCAGCCTGGCATTTGCCTGTTGGTATAGCTCCAGGCTCCAGGTCATACCGAACCAAACAATGATATGGCCGCCATCTTGAAGGTTTAGCCCGTGTCCGGTAGAAGCCGGATGCGCCAGAAGCATTTCTATTTTCCCGGCATTCCAGGCTTTTATATCTTTGCTGCCATTTAAAGTCCTTGCATTTTTGAATCTGTTTTGAATCCGTGAAAGATCGTGCTGATAACAATAAAACACCAGGATCGGGTTTCCGTTTGCTGCCTCCACTATGTCTTCCAGTTTGTTTAGCTTTTCATCGTGTATTTCTTGAATTTTTCCGTTCTCATCATAAACCGCACCATTTGCCAGCTGCATCAATTTGTTAGAAAGAACAGCCGCCGTATCAGCCACAACATCACCGCCAGCGAAAGGCAACAGCAATTCTTTTTCAAGTTGCTTATATTTCTCCTTGGCTTTTGCCGGAAGAGTCACTTTCATTATGTTGTTGATTCTTTTCGGCAGATCGAGCCAGTCTTTTGCCTGCATGCTAATGCAGATATCAGAAATCTTTTTGTGTATTGATTGCTCGGCCCCGTCTCTTAACTTCCAGCTATAAATGATCGTTCGGTTTCGCTTATCGGGCTGAAAATATTTTTCTCGATAACTGGTTACCGTTTTGCCCAGACGTTCCCCCTGGTCTAACAGATACATTTGCGGCCATAGATCAATTAAACTATTTGGGGCTGGCGTCCCCGTCAATCCCACAATTCTTTTGATAAAAGGGCGAACCTTTTTTAAGGCTCTGAATCTTTTAGCCTTGGAAGATTTAAAGCTTGATAGCTCATCTATCACGACCATGTCAAAAGGCCATTTCTTGCCGTAGTAATTGACAAGCCATTCAACGTTTTCACGATTGATCACATAAATGTCCGCGGGCGCATGTAAAGCTGAAACCCTTTGATGTTCGGGACCCAACACTTTTGATACACGAAGGTATTGTGTGTGATCCCATTTCTCTGCCTCGCGGCTCCAGGTATCTTCTGCAACCCTCAACGGTGCGATTACTAAAACCTTCAAAACATCGAAATAATCATGAAGCAGATCGGAAACAGCGGTTAACGTGCTTACCGTTTTTCCCATCCCCATATCAAGGAAAAGGCCAGCGGCCTCACTTTTGATAATGTGCTGAATGGCATGCTCCTGGTATTGGTGAGGCTTAAACTTCATGAAAGAACCTCCTAATAAAAGCGTCTATTGTTTCCCGGGAATCAAGTTTGCAAACGGTAAAGCCTAAACTTTCTAAGTCCCGTTTTCTTTTCTCCTGCAAGGGCCGAAGGTTTTTCCCTGGCGCTTTCATTTCTGCAAAGACTGCCCTTCCTCCCGGAATCAAAACAAGTCTATCCGGCACCCCTGACATTCCCGGAGAAACAAATTTAAGTGCCTGACCCCCCAAGCTCTCAACCTTCCGTTTGAGAAGTCGCTCCAATTGACTTTCCTGCAAAACTGTCTCCACTCCTTTTATGAATACGTCCATACCGGACATATGTCCATACCCCTATATAGACTACTGAAATAAAGAGATTATAGAGATTTTCTTACGTGTATACGCTATATTCTTTAATATATCTTTTATATATAAAATATGAAGGTATTGCCGGTATACAAGGGCTAAACCCTTGATACAATTGGTTTTTGCATACCTTCATAACCTAATAGTCATGAAGGTATTTCATGAAGGTATGAAGGTATGTTTTTGGAATATCCAAATCTTGCATGGAGGTATCCTTCAAAGTATGAAGGTATATTTTCACTCCCTCACAAATGCTCTTTGGTACCCGTAGTTTTTACCGAAATACAACCTCCCTCGATCTTTCGTGTGCGCTTTCCAGCCTGGTATGCGTCTAAGGATGTCGTTAATTTCACGCGCTTGGATTGGAGTCATTTGTTTTGGGTCGCCCTCAAACAATTCGACCCATATTTCCATAGCACAAACACGTTCGCGCTTTACTGTTCCTTCGTCCGTTTCTCCAAAGTCGCTGCCGTGGATGAAACGTCTTCGCTCACTGATGTCTTTTTTGGCCCAATCCTCGGGGAGCAACCTGTTTAAATACTCTTCGATCAAACCGGCTTTGGCACTTTCCTCAGTATGTGCTTCCTGGGCTTCTTTTGCGGCATCTGCCAATTTACTGGACAGATAAAGAGGCTCTTTTTCGTTCCAACGGACAACGGCCTCAGCCCATATCTGGTCAATCTCATATTGGTTAAGGTCTTTCCAAATGCTTTTTGTTCTTTCCTGTGCTGCCACAACAACCGGCCAAAACCGCCGGTTTCCGGTTCGGTCTCTCAGAAAAGTCACGTCATTCGTTGAACCAAAGAAAACGCACTGACGCGGGAAAACGGAAATCTGGCGGCCGTAAGCTACTCGATAGCTGTCCTCTTGTTTTGATATAAAGTGCTTAACGGCTTCTGCCTCAGCTTTACGGGTTGCAGACAGTTCAGCCAGCTCAATGAGCCAGGCGCCTTGCAATTGCTCATAAGCTTCTTTTCCTTGAACGGTAGTGATTGAGTCAGAATGCCAGTCCATGCCGAGTTTTTTAATAATGTAGCTTTTCCCGACTCCCTGCGGTCCCACCATGACTAAGACATTATCGAATTTCAGTCCAGGCTTCATTACCCGGCCGACTGCTGCCGTGAATATCTTACGGGTTACGGCCCGGACATACTCAGAGTCTTCAGCACCTAGGTATTCAATGAACAGCGTGTCAAGACGGGGCAGCCCATCCCATTCCAGGCTATTGAGATAATCTTGTACCGGATGGAATTTGTTTTTCCCCTGTACCTCCATAAGCGCGTCATGAACCTTTCCTTGACCTGAAATTCTATAAACAGTTTCAAGGTAGTTACGTAAAGAAGCGTCGTCTCTGTCCGTCCAATATTCTCCCTCTGACAGCTTGCGCCAAGGTAGATCACCTAAGACGGCGGCCCGATGGGAAAAATCATTCCAGGCAATCTTTCCGGCCAGGTGCGGATCATTTTGTAAGATCAAAATTATATTTTTGGCGGTAGAAAGAATATCTCCGTTCTTTTTGACGTCCAGATTTTCAAACCAATCGCTATTTACATCCTCAATGACTCCAAATTCTTCACTTGCTGCCTGTAGTCTTTCCTGGCCTAAAGTTCGCTTGACGTTTTTATCCGCCTGAGCGAACTCAGTCATGGCCGTAAAAGACGGGAGCCGGACGACCGGCGTCCCTGGCTCGGCTTCCTCATCCCGCATGCCGAATTTATGGATACGAACCAAATCAAACGCATTGACCAGTTGCCCGCCTATCGGGTCCGTACCATGATGGGAATAGGCAAATTTATCATCATCATAGAGAATCAGGCCGCCGGTTGTAGAGCCGGCTTTATAGGTGAAGCGCCCCGGCCCTGCTTCTTCATACACATCAGATAGAAATGTTTCGACTGCCTCAGTAATTGAATACGTGCGGCAGAAGGCCCCGACCATTCCGTTTTTCTCATGGGGGTCACCTTGTTTGTCCGCGAGCTTCTGACGTTGTTTTTGAAGCCTGGACGATTCAGGCCAATAAGACGGGTCTTTCCAATCTGTGTACCGGGATAAGACCTCGTCAGGGTCAAGCCAGGGCAAATCTTGCAGCCTGAAAACGAACTCCCCATCTTTAGAAGTTGACGGCCAATACATAAGCCGATGCGGCTGATATGTTGTATCATCGAAAAAATCAATGCCTAAATCCGCCGCCAAGCGTCGGGAGACTGCCTGATACTCGTCAGGTGTTATAGGTCGTTTTAAAGGAATGACCAGGCGTAGTCTTGGGGATGTGCTGCTATGCTTATGCGTTGAGTACGCGGCGCATGCAAAGTCGAACATCATTTCAACCGACGCCCACAGATCGCCTTTGATAAAGTCAGCATCCAGCGTAACCACCTGGCGCCAGACCACAGAGTCAGTTTTTCGCCGGCCACCTTTTAAAGTACCGCCGACGAACCCGCCGACGTCTTTTATTTGGTCCTGCTGCGCCTTCGACATTTTTTTATACTCTTCCGAGGTTTCAGATGTGTAATTTGGCGTTGATAGCTTTTTCAGCAGGTCGGACCAAAGAATGTCTTTGTTCTTCCAAGCCTTGTCCCAACGGTTGCGACCTGTTGCGATGGTGATAGACCCGTCATGCTGCACTCGTTTTTTTAAAGCTGTTTCCATCACCTTCCGTCCCTCTCAATCCATTTCATGTATTCGGAATCTCTTTTCCTAGCAAACAAGAAAAGCCCGAGCAGGGCTATAAGGCTTCTCAAAAATCGCATGCTTTCAGCCCCTATCAATCTTTTTTATAGTAATGCGTGACAAACCCGTCAGCTGTCAGCGGCAGCCCCTTTGCCCAAGGGATAGGCTCACCCATCACCTTTTCAACGTGTTCCAGGGAGCCTGCCCCTTCCTCAGTATCCAAAACGGCTTCGTCATGAATGTGCATAACCGTACGGTAGCCGGCGGCATCCAATCGCTTTAATGCGACAGCGAGACAATCGCGGGCGACGGCCTGGACAATGTTCTCCGTAAGTTTTCCGCCATAAGTATTCAGCCTGGTCCATTTGCCGTTTTCCGAGCCCTCATACGTCAGAGCGTCTTTTCCAAAACGTTCATCGCGTATAAGCTTTGGCCTGGCATATGCCAGGCGGCGGCCAGATGGAAGCTGAATAAAGAGAATGCCGGACTCATAGAAGAAAAGTAAACCGTGCTGCAGCCGTTGTTCTTTACGATCGCGAACTGCTGAGATCGCGGCCTTTTCAACGTCATACCAAAACTTCACGATGTTTGCGTTGGATTCACGCCAGGCGTCAACCAATTCCGGGAGCTCCTCTTCCTTGAGCCCCATGTCTAAGGCGCCCATTTGAATCAAGGCGCCCTTTCCGCCTTGATAGCCTAGGGCTAATTCAGCGATTTTTCCCTTTTGTCGCAAAGGGTTTCCTTTGGTTATCGATTCAACCGGCACATTGAACATTTGAGAGGCAGAGGCTTCATAAATCTTGCCATGTGTATTGAAAACCTCTAAGCGCCATTTTTCACCTGAAAGCCAGGCAATGACCCGGGCCTCTATTGCGGAAAAATCGGAAACAATGAACCGGCAGCCCTCAGACGGTATAAACGCCGTCCGGATAAGCTGCGATAATACAAAAGGCACCCCGTCAAAAAGCAGTTCGATCATTTCATACTGACCCGCTTTTAACAGATTACGGGCGGTATCCAGGTCTGATAGTTTGTTTTGCGGTAGGTTCTGAACCTGTACAAGCCTGCCGGCCCATCTGCCCGTCCTGCCTGCGCCATAAAATTGAAGCAGTCCCCGGACACGGTTATCCTGACAAAGCGCCCTTTCTATGGCCTGGTACTTTTTTACGGAGGTTTTAGATAACTCCTGGCGGAGCTTCAAAACCCGTTTGACGGTCTCATCCTCTGACTTATCGATCATCTTCGAAATGGCATCTTTATTGAGGCTCGTCACCTTTAGTCCTTTTTCTTCTAGCCAGGCTTTTAATTGAGAAACGCTATTTGGGTTTTCTAAGCCCGTCAGTTCCTTTGCTTCTGCAATCAGTTTGTTTTGATATGCTGTGTCACAAGCTATAGCATGCTTGACCAATTCCGTATCTACCCGGACCCCGCGGTCATTGATCTCCTGATCAAGCGCCCATAGAGATTGTTCTGATTGTGGAACCTCGTATTTTATTAGGCGTTTCCTAATAGCCCGTTCCACTTCAACGTCTTGGATACAATAAGCCTTAAATTTCTCCCATTTCTCCGGATCGTGTTCAGGGAGGTTACGGGTTCGCCCGCCGTTCGCCTTTGTTGGCTTACACGGAATAGAAAAATACCTGATTAACGCTTTGCCGGCTTTATCTTTTTGAGCTTCCAGCTTCATTGATTTTGCTACGCCATCAAGATTGCCTGGGAGCCCGAGCGTTGTCGCATGCACGGCCGTACAACGCCATTGATCCGGCAGCATCAAAAGGTCAAAATGTTTGGCGATACAAGTTCTTTCAAAATTGGCGTTATATGCGGTTTTAATGACTTTGGAGCTCGTCAAAGCTGCCAAAAGTTCAGGGGGGAGCTTTTCGCCCTGGGCTAAATCAATTATTTGGATCGGCTCATCATCAAAAGCATAAGCAAACAGCAAAATTTCAAAGTCCGGAGCCTCCGTATAGGCGTAGACGCCTGACTTGATCAGATCAACGCTGGAATAGGTTTCTATATCAATGGCTAACGTTTTCATGAATTTCACGCCTTTTTCTTTTCAATACAGAGCTTCCCGTTTGAAAGCTTTAGATCCATTTCAGACAGCTCACCTTTCAGTAAGTCGAGCTCAAATATTTTTTCGAGAAAACGGGTCTTAGAAGTCACTATATCGCCTAAGTATTCAAGCATTGCCTTGTCCTCTTTCTCGGTGAAAGTCGCTAAAATTTCTTTATCTTCGTACTCATCGACATCCCTATATTGAGTTACTACAAGCCAAACTTTTTTCATATTTACAGCCTCCTACTCTATTAAAAGAGGGGAAACAATCGTCTCCCCTAAATCCTTCAAATTAGCTTAAAAAGTCGTCGTCATCGTCATCCTCGACATCGAGGGCGTCAAAGTCATCTTGAGCGCGAGAGCGTCCGCCGAGATAGTCCCCGTCTTCCCATTTCTGTACGTTGTTTAGGCCGCATGCAATTCCTTTGTTTCCGGCTGTGTTAAACGGGTAGAAGTTGATAGACACGCGTCCATAGCATCCGGAATAGACTTCCTCAGAGTCAATAATTTCATTTAGGTGAGCATCGACAACACCAGGTCGCGTCTTGCTGGAAGCATTTAAGAAGTAAGCTCCTGCGTATTCTTCCTGATCCGGTCTTTCCTCGTCACCGTCACGTAGAGGGGTTTTGAGGTTTTTCGGGATTTTACCGCCCCACTTGCTGGCCCCTGCCTGCTTTGCTGCCTCTACTGCTGCTTTAATTTTTTTCAGTGTTTCTTTATCCGACTTTGGAATAATGATCGACATGCTGTATTTTGGTTCCTGGCCTTCTTCAATCGCGTGAGGTTGAAAAATGTGAACGTAAGAAAAACGAACCTTTCCTGTGATTACCTTTGTGCTTGAATTTGTGTTAACTGCCATTGTTTCATTTCTCCTTTATTTTTAAGTTTTTATTGAAAATCAGCTTGCGCCGATTCAATTGAATTGATCTCAGGGCGCTTGTCTGATTCCGGAACCAGGGTCGGTTTCCCTGTAGGCTTCACGACAAGATCGCCAAGGTGTTCATTAAATGCTTTTTTACCGATTGATTTTTCCAGGGCGGATATGCCGAGAAGCTCTTTATTGTATATCTCTTCTTCCGAATAGCCAGCTTCAAGAAGCTTGGCGGCTGCCTCGGTTTTATCGGCATATTTCCGGATACTCCGGCCTTCGACAAGCTTCCACCCTGGGAACCTCTTGCCGTGGTTTTCTGCTTGCGATAAGGCATAATCCTGAACGTCTTTCGCCCATCGTTTTAATTCCTCAGCCTCATAAAGAATCTGGCCTAGTTCTTCTTCAGAAAGCAGCTCAGGCGCTTTGAAATCATACTTTGCAAGCTCTAGGTTTGCTTCTGCCCTCTTTCTGCAAGTAAAGCGCGCGCGACAGAACCGGCAATGATCACCCGAAATAAATTCCCCTTCTCCTGCTGCGGCCATTTCAGCTCGCGGCTTAACAAATTCATCAGCCCAGGCCAAAAGCTGATCAGCTTTGATTTCGTCTGTTGATACGCTGTCAAGCCGAGGTTGAATAATTGTCATGCGAACCATTTCGATGTCATAGAGCATGCCGAATTGATTGATAGCCCCCAAGGCATACAGTCGCATTTGTGTGTTTTCCTGGGCGGAGACAGGTACGCCCTTTCCGTATTTAAGGTCAATAATTTCCACTACATTGTCACCGATCGCCACCACGTCACCGGTTCCAAAGCCTTCCGGCACCCATTCGCTATAATCTAAGCGCTGCTCGAGAAGGATAGTAGCGTCCCTTGTCCCAGCCTGTAGCGCGTTAATTCTTTCAACCACAAGATCAGCATAGCTTGTGACATAGTCGAGCATGGATTGAGAGAAAAGTTCGTGTTTTTTTAGTTTGTTCATCCGGCGCGTCCTGGCCGTTTTAGAAATTTGCCCGAAATGGTATTGCAAAAGTACTTCTGATAATTCATGAGCCAGGGTACCTTCTTCGGCAAAAACGCTCGTAGACTCTTCAAACTCCTGTTCCAGCCGGGCACTTGGTGTACAAGTGAGCCACCTTTTTGAACCGGAGGCGGAAAGCAGGGCGTGCGCCCGGCTTGAATGGTCTGCCATTATAGAGCCTCCGCATGCTTAAGTAGTTCAGCGTATTTTTCGGGCGGAACTTCTGAAAGCTTTTTCGCGCCAAACTTCGCGAACAATTTTTTGACCTCGGCTTGCTTGCCTTCCTGGGCCAATGCCGCAAGCTTATCCCTAACAGCTTCCTTGCTGATTGCTGGCGTTTCTTCTACCTCTTGGGTTGACGGCTCTTCTTTTACATCCTCAGTAGGCGGCGTTTCAACCTGTGGGGTCTCTTCTGTTTCTTGGGCAACGGCTTTGCTGTCCAAAACCGTTTCCTTATTGTTCAGTGCGTTGGCAAGCGCTTGGATAGCCGCAGCCAATCCAGGGGCCTCAATATTTACATTGATATTCATGAAAAATTACCTCCTATTTTTTATTGCGGAAAGCCGCAATTTCTTTCTTTTTCGCCTTACGCATTTTTAACTTGTAATCTTCTTCTTCGTACTGGCATTCCTCAACTTGTGCGGCTGAGAGCTTCCCGGACTCAACCAGTTCCGCAATCTTGATCGGGTTTAAAGCTGAGGCCGGCATCCCGACAATAGAGCCAAGCAAAGCTTTATCGAATTTCACGGACACTTTTTTAACAGCTTCGATGATAGTTGCCGTATCATCACGATAGACTAGAATCGGGCCAGACTTTCTCAGAAAAGAGATCAATTTGGCTGTTCGTGTGTTGATATTTGAATTTAGAGCGGTACGATTTTTCTTTGCCTGGTTAAGCTCCTGAAAATAAGCATTTGCCTGGGGTAATGTTGTGATCTCTGACATTGGTAAAACCTCCTATTTTCATATAGTTGGGCCGCATGGTATAATGACGGCGTTATTTGTTTTGTGTTAGGTCGCCTCTGCCAAGGCGGCTTTTTTATTTGTCATCATCATCCTGGCCGTCTTCGTCTTCATACTTCAAATATTCCAAAGGATAGCCGTAACGGTTGATCTCCGTGATCATTGGATGTTCGATATTCATTGAAACGATCTCCTTACAGTTGAAACGTTTAACCCTCTACCTGCGAATTTAGACGCGATTTCGTGAAGCCGGACTACCTGTTCCGGGTGCTCCATCCGTTTAAGGTCCTTGCAATTTGAAATGATTGTCGCCGCGATTTCAACACACCCATCAAAGTCCTGGTCCTCAATGGCAGCGGGAAGCAATTCAGAAATAAGAAATTGAGTTGACTCGATCAGCCTTTCCGCATTTTCGCGGTCAGCTTTAAGAAAATGATTTAGGTTCATACTTGAGCTCCTTTCGTTTTTGTAAAAGCTTGATAAATCTTCATAAAACGCTCCGCCTCACTTAGAGCAAGCCATTCCTTTATTCTGATTTTCAATTCCTCACCTCCCTTCACGAGTTCGATTGAGTTCAATCTCACAACACTCCCATTTTTCAAAAGCCTGAATCCCATGTTTAACTAAGTAATTTTTTAACGTTGTTTTTCCAGTTGGACCTTGATTCCCGCTTATGAGAATGGGTTTGTTTGTTTTAATTGCATGTACTATCTCATCTTTCTGCTTCTCAGTCAGATAGTCGGGTAGTTGAAAATCACTTGTGATTCGTCTCCGCATTTATGGCACCTCCTAAAAAGATTTCAGTTTCCAGCTTCCATTCTTTTGATCCATTCCAAATATGCTTCTCGACGAATACGTCTGGTGTTTCCGCTTTTGAAACTTGGCAAATCGCCCGAGGTACAACGTTGATAAACAGTATTTGGATGCCATCCCATTAACTCCGCAACTTGCTTAACAGTAAGGATTGGCGGCAATTGATCAATTAATTGCATTGTATTCAAATCTCCTCCCATTCACATATACCTTTAAACGGTAGTGAACTGTAAATTTTTTTCTTCTTCATCGTATGCCCCATCATTCACAATAGGTAATTTGATTATGTCCTCGGGCAAGTCATAAACTTCTGCAGCTTTCTTAAGTCGATAACCAGGAATAGCAGTAATACCTTTTTCGTAATTCCGAAGAGTTTTTGGTGTTATGCCAATCTCTTTAGCAGCTTGCGCTTGGCTTAAACCTGCATTGACCCTAGCTGCAGCTAAAGTTATTTTAATCAACACTTTCAACTCCTTTCATTATTCTATGCTCTCAATATACTACCTTTAAAAGTTACTGTCAATACCTTTTAACATTATTTTTACCGAAAAAAAGTAATTTGATTCTTTACATACTTACCGTTTTTAGGTACTATAATAAGGAAGAAATTAAGGAGGAATTAAAATGATTGACATTCAAAAACTAAAGGAAATCATGGCGAACAATTTAAAAAAACAATTAAACCGTAAGGGAATATCTCAAACGATGATGGCTCGAGATTTAAACATTCCAGAGATGACCGTATCTAACTGGGTTAAAGGGAAAACATATCCTAGACCAGACAAAATTCAATTAATGGCTGATTATTTCGGAATTACTCGTACTCAATTGACAGAAGAAGCCCCATCCAATCTCACTCCTTTAGCACCACAAACAGTTCCCATTCCTGTACTCGGAACAATTGCGTGTGGTGAACCGATATTAGCCGAAGAAAATGTAACTGAATATATATACGAGTCTCCCGATCAACTACCAAGTGGTAATCTATTTTATCTAAAGGCAAAAGGGACAAGCATGGAGCCAACGATTCCTGACGGATCATACGTATTAGTGCGCGAACAACCGGAAGTAGAAAATGGGGCAATAGCTGCTGTACTTGTTAACGGTGACACAGAAGCTACCCTGAAAAGAATTAAGCGTCAAGGAGATATGGTAATTTTGATGCCGGATAATCCGAATTACAGCCCTTTTATTATCACCCGGGACAACCCAGCGAGAATCATCGGACAAGCGATACAATTCACACAAAAGTTGTAAAGGGTGATAAATAATGAAAGGATCATTTAGGCGTCGAGGCTGCAAGTGCAAAAAGAAACGGTGCACCTGTGGCGCAAAGTGGTACTATCGGTATGATATTGTTGATCCGACTACTGGTAAGCGTAAACAAAAAGAAGTTGGAGGGTTTAGAACAAAGGCAGAAGCCGAAGAGGAAGCTAAACGAATACAATATGAGCTACTGCAAGGAACCTATATTGAAGAGAAAGAAATTACATTCGAAGAGTTCGCGAAAGAATGGCTGATCTGGTACGAAAACACTGGGAAGGTAAAAGTAAGTACGATAAGGGTTCGTAAGCACGAAATCAGTCGTTTGATGGACTATTTTCAGTATTTGAAGATGAAAGATATAACACGCAAGCAATATCAAGAGGCACTCAATGACTTAAAAGCAAGAGGATATGCGGAAAATACAATCGACGGTGCTCACCGAACCGGGAGAATGATCTTTAAACGTGCGGTTGAACTTGAAGTGATCAAAACCGATCCAACAGAATATGCGATTGTCCCGAAAGTTCAAAAAACCGTTGAGGAATTAGAGCGAGAAAAAGAATTACCAAAATATTTGGAAAAAGAAGAACTTGCACATTTTCTCTCCATTATCCCGGATCATCAAATGGATATTCGTGACTATCCAATATTCTTAACGCTTGCCTATACAGGCATGAGAGCCGGAGAACTATGTGCTCTAAAATGGAGCGACATCGACTTTGAAGAACAAACTATAAGCATTACAAAAACGTATTACAACCCACGCAATGCCATAAAAGAGTACGAATTACTCACTCCGAAAACAAAAAAATCTAAACGCGTGATAGATGTTACGAAAGATGTCCTGATCGAGCTTGATAAGCTTAGAAAAGCTCAAAAAGAAGTGCGAATGAAGTACCGTAAGACGTATCATAATGAAGGATTTGTTTTTGCTCAATTGGATGAAGTAAATGCAGGGTATCCGGCTTATGTGAAGTTAATTGAAATACGTATGAAAAGATTGCTTAAAATAGCCGATTTAAATCCATCACTAACCCCACATTCATTAAGACACACTCATACCTCTTTGCTGGCTGAAGCAGGGGTTAGCCTGGAACAAATTATGGATCGTTTGGGACACACTGATGATGATACAACCAAAAATATCTATTTGCATATCACTAAGCCAAAAAAGAAAGAAGCTTCCCACAAGTTCAGCGAACTCATGAGAAGCTTACTTTAA